TATGATGTATAGCATAGGGGTGCTTGATGCACCGAGGGGTGTGGGGGGGGTAGGGGTACTCCGCACTTCGCCTGTTTTGCCCCTCCTGGAGGACCAAAGCCCGGAGTATTCCGCAGAGAGCCCTCAGGTCCCGGTCCAATCGGCTCCGTTCCTAATCGATATAGGTCACCCGGATTCTATTCCGGACGAAGACCAGACCCAGAGGGCAGGTCGATCGTCATCTGTCGGGGTCAAAAAGAGACCGCCCGAAGGCGGCCGAAGAGGGGAAGCCTACCCGACGTTGAGGACTAGCGGAGGCGCGGACACCTCGTCAGCTGCTCCCCACTGGGCGACCTTTGCGTAGGGCTCCGGGCGCGTGGACCACATGTGGAACCCGCCTGCCTGGAGCTTGTCCCAGTACAGACAGGCAGAGATGGAACCCGGGAGCGTGATAGAGATGGGCTCCGCACCGCGCTTAAGACAGAACCAAACTGTTGTCATTTAATCGTCCGAGAAGAGAAGAAGGAGGAGGACCCAGAGTGCGACGAAAACCGGAAGGGACATAAGGTGGGGGACGACCTTGCGGCCGCCCCCCGCTCCGTTAGGCTACGAACCGGATGAAGCCCGCGCGGTAGGACCGGCGGACCGTGCGGGACGTAACGCCGGCGTCGTAGGCAACCTGGACCGACTTGCCGCCCTGCGCGACCAGCTTGTCCCACTGGCCCTGCGTGACGCCTTTGGGCAGGCCGGACGTACCGGGGACGACCACGACCGTGGCCGCTTTGTTGACGCGGCCCGCGCCGTCCTTGGCCGCGCCGTTGTCGTAGCCGTAAACGCGGAGGCGCTTGGCGTTTTCGCCCTTGCCGGTACGGATGACGCCAGCGGGCACAGCGGCGTCGGGGGAGGCGACCGGGGGGACGCCGAAATTGTGTTTGCGCGCGACGCCAAGGGTAACGCGACCTGCGGGTTTGGAAGTAGCCACTTACACTCTCCTGGTTAGGTGCGACCGGGGTTGGCCGCACAAATTCATAATACTATCCGGTGCGTCGGAAGGGGTTGTTTTGACGCAACAAAGAGAACTTTTCTGGTCTGGCCGCTAAACGGAAGGTGCTTCCGTCTGGCTGGTAAGCGGCGTCCTTGGCACGTCGGTTGCTAATAGCAAGTCGCATGCCAGCGACGGAGACCGGAGGCTGGCACGCTTCCTGCTTCGCAGTTAGCGCACGCTTCAGCGTAAGCGACCACTTCGGTGTTAGCGCTGGCTTCAGTGTTAGCGACCACTTCAGTGTAAGCGACCGCTTCTAAGTGTCCGCACGCTTCAGTGTAAGCGACCGCTTACGGAATACCGCGTGCATCCTGCATCGTGCAGCGTGCATCGTGCACAATGCATTCTGTCGTGTGCACCGTGCATCATGCACAATGCATTCTTTCGGACTGGAGGACAGACGACGACGCGCGGAGGAGGACGTCGGGGAGGGGAGAGGAAAGGCAGGGGAGGGTGTGTAAATACATTCGTACGGTACCTCAACCATTGGATCTGGAAATTTCCAGTATGAAGCACGGAGACCTGAGTGGTGGGCGTGGGGGTGCGGAGTACCCTGAACCTCCACCAGTCTATCATGAGGGGTGTACGAACCATTCGCTCCCTCCACAGCGACTGTTGCGCAGCATCGCCTCTTGCATTAAGACACGGATGTGTGCTACGCTACGCGCATGTCGAACAGCGTTGCGAAGGTAGAGGTTCTAACTCAGGAGGAGTACGAGGCCCTCGCTGAGAAAGAGATGGACGGCACATTCCAGGCGTTGGCGCAGCGCCCGAGGCCGTATCAGATCCCCCGCAGCGTCGGCCGTAAGAACGTAGAACGAGCCTTTCACACTGCGTTTGAGATGATCGGCGGTGTCCCACGGCTCTCGCTGTGGGCGGACCTCCACCCGACGGAGTTCTACAAGCTGTACTCGCGCATGCTGCCCCAAGAGATGAACGCGAATGTGGACGCCACGATTAAGATGGTGCTACCCCGGACGGCGCTTGACGAGTGATGCCGATATGGATCCCGTACCTGCTTGGACTCATGTCCGGGGCGGCGCTGATGCTGTCGGTCATAATGGTCATGCTGATGATCCAAGGAGATTGAATGTTTCCGACGATACTACTTATCTTCGCGCTAGTTCTGTTCATCCTCGCGGCCGTGGGCGTGCCCGGAGGGCGGTTCAACCTGACCGCAGCGGGGCTCGCCTTCTGGGTGGCGGCGGTCATCTTCTTTAAGGTCGGTATGTGATTAAGCTCCCCTACGAGCCACGGCTCCAGTTCCTGCCGTACCATCAGCGTGGGAACCGTTGGACGTGCATCGTGGCTCATAGGCGGGCGGGGAAGACCGTCGCAGTTGTCAATGACACCGTGACCCGAGCGCTGTATACTAAGAAGGCAGATGCGCGGTATGCGTACATCGCGCCTTACTACGGTCAGGCGAAGATGATTGCCTGGGACTACCTGAAGAAGGGAACCGCGGGGATCCAGGACAAGGTGCTGGAGTCGGAGTTGTCCGTACGGATTGGTAACGGGTCCACCATCCGGCTGTTCGGGGCAGACAACATCGACGCCCTGCGGGGGATCTACCTGGATGGTGGCATCGCGGACGAGTTTGCGGATATGAACCCTAGCATCTGGGGGTCTGTGATCCGGCCGCTGCTGTCGGACAGGAAGGGGTGGTGGACGTTCATTGGGACGCCGAAAGGTCACAATGCGTTCTACGACGTCCGCGAGCAGGCGAAGAGTGACCCGGACTGGCTGTACCTAGAGCTGAAGGCCTCCGAGACTGGGCTGATTGCTGAAGAGGAGTTGGTCGACGCTCGCAAGAGCATGACCGAGGATCAGTACAATCAGGAGTACGAGTGCGACTTTGAGGCTGCCATCACGGGTGCGTACTACGGTCAGCAGCTGAAGTGGCTCAGTGCGAACGGGCACATCATGGAGGTCCCGGTTGAGACGGAGTTCCAGGTGAACACGTACTGGGATATTGGCCGCAACGACAACACGGTGATTTGGTTCGGCCAGGAGGTGGCAAACGAGATACGTGTCGTGGACGTGTACGGAGCCGCTGGAAAGGACGTGGATCACTACGTCAACGTTCTGACTGAGAAGGGATACTCATATGGGAAGCACTATCTCCCGCATGATGCGAAGGCTAAGACACTGGCTACGAAGCGCTCTGTCATTGAGCAGCTTGCCTATGACCACGGTCTTGACTGTGAAATCGTTGCCCGCCTCGACCTCCAGGACGGCATCCAAGCTACGCGGAAGATACTTCCACGGTGTTACTTCGATAAAGACAAATGCTACATTGGCCTCGAGGCCCTCAAAATCTATCAGAAGAAGTGGGACGAGGAGAACAAGCGCTTCCTAGATAAGCCCCTCCACAACTGGGCCTCGGACTTTGCGGATGCGTTCCGGACCCTAGCCCTCTCCATAGAACCAGCGGAGCTGGCACCGCAGAAGCCGACCTCCAGCCTGATACATCTCCCGCCACCGACCTACACTCTTGATGCCTTGTGGAAAGACCACGAGGATTGGACACGACAGTACAAGGGAAGGATACAGTAATGGACAAGCCGAGCATCTTTGCACGATTGATCAGGTCCACCCCCGAGCCGAAGAAGCCGGTGCCTGAGGACCTGGGCGAGGGTGCGGCCAAGGAGGCGGCTAAGAAGTTGGAGGGACGCCGCGGTCGCCTCGAACGTGAGATCAACCAGCAGACCAAATGACAACCACCGCCCTATCCACCTCGTACGACTCCTATAGTCAGTCCACTAGGACTCCGGACGAACGCCAGAGGTTCTGGCAGGAGCAGCTGATCGCTGCGGAGAAGGAGCTCCAGAAGTTCCACAAGCGCGGCAATCAGATCAACGCGCGGTATCTGGACGAGCGTGGGTTTGCGGACTTTAGTCGGATTAGCGAGACCTCCCGTCGGTTCAACCTGTTTCACGCGAACGTGAACATCATGAAAGCGGCGCTGTACTCCAAGCTGCCGAGGCCGGAGGTCGTGCGTCGGTTTAAGGACCCCGACGATGACGTTGCTCGAGTCGCTGCGAAGATTTTGGAAAGGAACTTGGAGTACGAGCTTCAGGAATCTGATGCCTACGACGAGGTATTCAAAGCAGTTGTACTGGACCGGCTCATCCCCGGCTTGGGGACATGCTGGCAGAGGTATGAAGCCGTTACTTATGCGGACGAGGTTAAGACTGGCAACCAAATTACGTCCGTGGAGACGATTGAATCAGAGTCGACTCCGATTGATTACGTCTACTGGGAAGACCTATTCTGGTCCCCTGCACGGACTTGGAAGGAAGTGTGGTGGATCGCGAGGCGAGTTTACCTCGGGCGCGACGAGGGAGTGAAGCGTTTTGGAGAGGAATTCAAGAAAGTTCCTCTTGATAAGGTCGGTTCCCGGTCGCAAGATACCCGTACTGGCTCTGGCAACCCGATGGGACCGAAAAACCAGACGCTTAAGAAGGGCTGTGTCTACGAGATTTGGAACAAGAAGAACAAAACGGTCCTGTGGATCGCGAAAGGCTGTCCAAAGCCGCTGGACGAGAAGAAGGACTTCCTGCACCTTCCAGGATTCTTCCCCACACCGAAGCCGTTGTTCGCTTCACTCACGACTACGAACCTAATTCCGAGCGCTGACTACCTGCTGTGTCAGGATCAGTACGAGGAATTGGACGTAATCAACACCCGCATCAGCTTTTTGGTCCAGGCGTGTAAGGTCGTTGGCGTCTACGACAAGAAAGCCGATGGCGTACAGCGGATGCTGAACCAAGCATCCGAGAATCAGCTCATTCCCGTCGACCAGTGGGCCGCTTTCGCCGAAAAAGGCGGTCTAAAAGGCTGCGTGGATTGGCTGCCGCTCGAAATTATCGCTGCAGTCATCCAGCAACTGAACTTGGCTCGGGATACGATCAAGCAGCAGATTTACGAGCTCACAGGATTAGCGGACATCATCCGTGGTGCGTCGCAGGCGAGCGAAACGGCGGCCGCTCAGAAGATCAAGGCGCAGTACGCCTCCGTACGACTGACCACGCAGCAGGATGAGGTTGCTTACTTCTTCTCTAGGGTATTCAACATCAAAGCGTGCTTGATGGCGAAGTACTATCAGCCCGAGAAGCTGCTTAGACAGGCTGGCACGCTCCCGCAGGAGGACCAGCAGTTCGCAGAGCCGGCCCTTCAGATGCTGAAGGAGTACTACGATGCCAAGTTCCGGATTTTGGTCACGGCTGATTCATTCACCGATGTTGACTGGCAGCGTGAAAAAGAGGAACGAATGGAGTTCCTCGTGGGTGCTTCCCAGTTCATCGAGAAGGCAGCAACAGCGGCTGAGAGCGCTCCTGAGACAGCGCAGATGATGTTTGGACTCCTGAAGTTCGCCGTAGCGGGCTTCAGGGCGTCTCGTGACGTAGAGGGCATCATTGATGCTGGCGCGGCAGCGGCGATGCAGGCTCAGCAACAGAGAGCTGCGAACCCAGAGCCTGATCCTGAGCAGCAGAAAATTCAAGCTGAGATGCAGGCGAATCAGCAGAAGGTCCAAGCGGACATGCAATCCGCGCAACAGAAGCATCAGCTGGAGATGGCAAAACTTCAAGCTGAACTGGAAGCAGACAAGGCCATGAATCAGGCCAAACTCTCCGCGATGCAGGCGGAGTTGGAGTTCGCCCGTGAAAAGCATGCTCTTGAGATGCAAGCTCTTCGTGAGAAGTATCAGTTGCAAGCTCAGGGAGAGCTTATTAAAGCTCAAACTAAGATTTCCGCGGACACCGCGCTGAGCCAGCAGAAGATAGAGACTCAGGCCGCGCAGCACGACCAATCGCTGGAGCACAGCGAGCAGGACCATCAACTTGCCCTGAAGCAAGCCGCGGAGCAGCCGAAGGAAACGGCTGATAATAAATGAGAGGGATTCTTGGTTGGATCTGGTACGCTGCGGTTGTTCTGGCGCTGGTTGCTATGACTGGCGTGTTAGTGTTCTTGCTACACCATCAGTTGTTTTCGTAATCCCACACAGGAGTTTTTATGTCTCAACTTGCTCTAATCACACCCCTCGGCGGCGGCGGAAGTATCGACAACAGCCTGCCCGGCGGACAAGGTGGACGGCCTGACAACAGTCTACCGGGCTGGCCTCCGACAGCAGGACAGC